CGGTCGGACATGCTATCTGGCCTGGGAAAACTGCTCACCGTGGTCTGTGAAGACCTGCTGAACCAACCACTATCAGCAGGAGTCCAGGACATGAACGACGAGAGAGTCTGGAACAGCTACGTGAGAATGCTGCGGCGGAAACGTCGGAGCGACTACACGATTGCCAACTACGAATTCACAATGATCATGCTACGGCGACACCTCGACGGTATCCCGCTCATTGAGGCAGGCAGAGAAGACCTGGAAGGATTCTTCGATGCGAGGCTCAATGAAGCGCTACCGAGCACCGTTCACGGAAACTACGTAAACTTGCGAACCTTTTACAACTGGCTGGTCCGCGAGCAGTACATTCCCGAAAGTCCGCTAACGAAGATTGACGCTCCGGACTTTGAATACCGGGTACAGAGGATCCTCACGGATCAGGAGCTAAAGAGTCTCTTTGACGCCTGCAAGGGACCTCGCCTCTATGACAAGCGCGATGAGGCAATGCTACGTCTGATGAGTGAGACTGGTGGACCTCGCCGAGGTGAGGTTATCGGTATCGCTGTCGATGACCTGGATTTCAACCATGACCTAGTGCACTTGCACGGAAAGACTGGGGAGCGCTGGATTCCCTACGGCTACAACACAGGTGTTGCCCTGGATCGGTATCTCCGGATCAGGGACAAGTCACGCCATGCCCATCTACCGAATCTATGGCTCAGCTACAAGGGTGTCGTTCCGGTCCAGTCAGTTTGGTGGATAGTGCGCGGCAGAGCCAAGAAAGCCGGTATCGGCGATATTCATCCCCACACCCTGAGGCACACAGCAGCGCACCGGGCCAAGGAAGCTGGCATGTCTACCGAGAATATGGAAACTCTCTTCGGGTGGTCGCCAGGATCGCCCATGTCTCGCGCGTACGGTCGCGCTAGCAAAGTGGTCCGGGCGCAGAATGCCGCTCGGAACCTAGGGCTGGGAGACAAGCTGTGAACGGCTGGTGGGGAATGGCAGCTTCCCTGCTACCTGCTCTGCTGCTGGTGTCATTCCTAATCGTGTGCGTTATCTAGGAGTGGCACGGCACTACCCCAGTACAATAGAAGTAGAGGGTAGTTGAAGCCTACTCCTAATCAAAAGATGATCCTTTCTTAAATTCCTCCTTGGCTTAAGGGGCATTCGGTTGGTGGACCGGGTGCCCCTTTTCCTTTGGAGGAATTTGTAAGTTAGTACTAATGAAGGAGGAAAGATGAAAGGTAGACCGAGAAAGTTCACACCGGAACAGGTGTGTGAAATCAGAACAGCTAGGAACTATGGAGAGACGCTTCAGTCTCTAGCCAATAGATATGGGGTATCGCACGTGGCAATTATGTACCTGGTCCGCGGAACCACCTACGGTGACGTTAGCTGCAAATAAAACTGAAGAGGAGTGAGAATGGAAAACAATGCCAAGGAGGGAGTAGACCTAGCTCTAGCGTATGCGGCGGCAGGCTATCCGGTATTTCCAGTAAGAACAGAGAACAAGATGCCGTGGACTACCCACGGTTTCAAAGATGCCAGCACCGATCCTGAGGTAATCGCGCGCTGGTGGAAACAGCGGCCAACCGCACGTGTGGGCGTGTCCGTAGGAGACGCTGACGTGGTCGTGGTGGACCTGGACGTCAAAGGCGGGGTAGATGGACCAGGGAACTGGGATCGAGCCTCTGAGGGTCTCTCAAGCCCCTGGGAGGTGCCTACGCCATCAGGGGGCAAACATCTGTGGTTCCGGAACGATGGTGCCTGGACCACACACAACGGGTTCGTACCTGGTGTGGACATCAAAACGGTAGGCGGGTACGTGGTGGCGTATGGACCACCACCAGATATCGAACTACCAGTGTTGCCACTCATCGGGAATCGAGAAGCCCAGAAGCCGGCAAAAGAATCCATTGACACTGGGGACCTGCCGCTTAGCTGGGATGAGATCCTGTCGCCTCACGGTTATGAACGGTGCGGAGCTACCTCATGGGTACGACCAGGGAAAGACTGCCGTGACGGAATTTCGATGGCCATCATCCCAGAGCTACCGCACCTGATTAAGTGCTTCAGTGGCTCTGATGAGCTATTAGGGACCGAGGCTTATAGCAAAGAGCGACTGTTCCAGACGCTGAATCCTGGTGCCCCGTTACCCGCACCTAAGACCCTGCCTGGGAACTGGGGACAGAAACTGGATTGGCAGGAACTACTTACTGGCGAGATCCCAGAGCCTGACTGGATCGTTGAACCGCTACTAGAGCGTGGTCACCAGATCGCTGTCTACAGCCAACCCAAAACCGGAAAGTCGCTCCTGATGCTGGACATGGTTGCGGGATTAGCGGCCGGTAGACCAGTGCTGGGTAATCCGGCCCGCGAGCCTACGTCTGTCGTGTACGTGGACCAGGAGAACGGGCGAGGCGATATCAGAGAACACTTGACCAATATGGGTTACAAACCTGATGAGTTAGTGAACCTGCATTACTACTCGTTCCCCAGCCTCGCCATGCTGGACACCGAGAAAGGTGGACAGGAACTGCATGCGGTTGCAAAGTATCACGATGCTGAGCTAGTGGTAATCGATACCCTGTCCCGCGTGGTCGAGGGTCGCGAAAACGAAAACGACACTTACCACAACCTGTATCGAAATACGGGCGTCCGCTTAAAGGCCGACGGTATCGCGGTAATCAGGCTCGATCACGCTGGCAAGGAAGACGATAGGGGGATGCGTGGTGCGTCGGCAAAAGCCAGTGACGTTGATTCGGTTTGGTGGCTGGCATCGGTCGGTAAGGATCAGTTGGTACTGACTCGCACGCACCAGAGAATGAGTCACGGTGCCAGTAGGGTTCAGATCACCCGAGCCGATAACCCGTTACGTCACACCGTTGAAGACTGGCTAGACCAGCAAATGAAAGACCCAGTTGCCGATATTGTCACTCAGCTTGACTTGGATGAGGTACCGGTTACCACTGGCTGGAACCAGGCTTACGATAAATACAAGCACAATCAACATAACTGGACTCAGTCCATGTTCAAGGAAGCTACTAAGCGTAGAAAGAATCAGCTAGGTGGGACCAGGTAGCTCAGGGTGTCTATAGACACCCCCTGCTACCTACCTGGCTCTACCTGCTACCTACCTGGCTGCTACCTGGTAGCTGAGCAGGCAAAACAATTCCGTTAGGTAGCTACTTACCTGACACCCTACCTGATCTTGCTACCTAGCGAGCTACCTAGCAACTTTGTTTACTGAAGGAGGAGCGATGACGAAAGTAGAGGCGACCGTGACCACGGGAGCACTAGATAAAGATGACCTGTTAGATATTCACATTTGCGCCGTAGTGACGGTGAACGTTACCGGCATTGTCAGTACACCAGCACGAGAAAACGATAACTGGATCTATGGAAGACCGATCATGCACAAGAAAGGAAAGTGGAGTTATGGATAACGACTTTAAGTTCGTCATTGCCACCGAGGCAGGAGACATGACGTGGGACGTGGATACCGAAGCACTCATGACCTGGATTCAGGAAGTGCTATGTAAAGGTAAGTTGAGATTGGTGGACGTGCGCCGGAAAGATGAGGCAGAGAACCATTCCTAAGTAGGAGATGGCACGGCAACCCCCATGTACTATTAGATAGGGACACATGTGAGATGTCCTGGATTATGAATAGAGTTTAGACAACAGAATACAGCCTTTCTTTTGAAGGGGATCAGGGTTCGGCACCCTGGTCCCCTTTGCTGTGCAATCCGAACCTAGTTCGGATGGACCAATGACAGGTAGGTGATATCAGTGTCCAAAGCATGGGCAGGAGGTAGCACCTATCAGTGGAGAAAGACCAGGGCTCAGGTGCTACTAAGTAATGAAGTGAGTAACAAAGGCTTATGCCGGCTCCAATTACCTGAGGTCTGTACCGGCAAAGCAACACAGGTACATCACACACGCGGCAAGGAATTCGGGGACGACCCGGCGTACCTGATGGCTGTGTGCCGTGCCTGCAATCTCAAGGTAGGTAAGCCAATGACTGATCCACCAGGACAGAGACTCAGTCACTGGGACTAGGAGGAATGAACATGAAAGCACCAATCGAATTCGTAGAGATCCAGGTATGTGGTCGCCCGTACATTGTTCAGGTATCTACAGAGCTTGACACACCAACCAGAGCAGCAGTGCTCAAGGCACATGCGCGAGATATCAAACAACACATCAATTGCAACAGGCACTAGTTTTCCCCGTTCGGGCAGCCCCGACATCCGCGCCCTAGTGGCTTTTTTCTCTCTGAAAGGGTTCAAAACGATGCCCTCGATTCTTCGTGCACTAAACGCTGCACTTAATGACATGCAATTGGACTCGAAAGATGAGGCAATTGCAAACCTTGCGCGTACTTACGCAAACAAAATCGACAACAACCCAACAGACGCAAAGATTCTGAAGGATTTGGGACCTGAACTTATGAAAGCCCTCGCTGAGCTGCAAATGACACCTAAGGCAAGAGCGGCGATATCAACTGCAAAGGAGGCGGTGTCGAATGACTCAGACGATGCCGCGGAAACCCTTGCAGAGCTTAGAGGTACTTGGTAATACGGTTCCACGCATCTGGACGGAACCATTACGGGAACTGACACCAGATACCACGTATGGATACAAGGTAATCAGATTCGCTGAGAAGGTTCTGAAGTACCCGCTAGACGAGTGGCAACAGTGGCTTGTTATCCATATTGGAGAATTGCTAGAGGATGGTTCTCCTCGCTTCTCCAAGGTCCTGGTAATTGTCGGCCGCCAGAACGGAAAGACAGAGCTACTAAAGGTACTTGCCCTGTACTGGATGTTCGTTGAGCGACAGCCGGAAATCCTGGGACTGAACTCAAACCTAACTTACGCAAAAGAAGCAATGCTGGATGCGGTATCGCTTGCCCGTACCACGATTCTCGCTCCTGAAATCGAGCGAGTACTAGAGGGAAATAACGATATCCACGTCCGAACCCTTCACTCGAAGTATCGAGTAAAGGCCGCCAACCGTAAGGCTGGACGTGGTAAAGCCCTAGATCGGGTAATCGTTGACGAACTCAGAGAGCACCGGGATTGGAACGCCTATAACGCTGCCATCCCTGCCATGTCAGCTCGCCCCAATGCACAGGCTGTCTTCATTACCAACCAAGGTGACGAAGCGTCGATCGTCTTGGAGAGCTTGCGTACGGCTGCTCTGGACTTTATTGAAACCGGCTCAGGCGATGAACGGCTAGGACTCTTTGAGTGGTCGGCACCTGATGGTGCGGATATCACTGACCCACGTAATTGGGCCCTGGCTAACCCAAATCTCGGCCGCCGGTTACCTGTTAGCACTATCCGGTCTGAAGCTCTCCTGGCCACTACTGGCCTGAAAGAAGAGATTGCTTTCCGAACCGAACGACTGTGTATCAGGGTCAAGAGCCTGAATCCTGCGGTCGATCCTCAGAAGTGGGAGAAGTGCTACGTACCCGGAAACCTGGCTGAGCTTCAATCTCAGGTCGCGTTGTGCCTAGACGTGTCTCCGGATAGCCAACACGCAACTCTCATGGCAGCGGCAGTCTTAGAGGACGGAACGGTACGTCAGGAGTTCGTGCGCGAGTGGTCTGGCTCGAATGTCACCAAGCAAGTCTTGAATGACCTACCCGGCATCCTCGCGAAGCATCCTCCGAGAGTCTTTGGCTGGTTCCCTAATGGGCCGGCTGCTGCCATCAGTTCCACGCTGCGCAAACGTGGCTTTGCCAGAACCAAGATGGTGGAGATTACCGGCGAGGTCACCGACGCCTGTATGGGATACGCGGACGAAGTACGAAATCTAACCCTGGTCCATAACGACGATTCCTTAGTAACGGCTCAGGTCACTGGTGCGGAAAAGCTGCAACAGGGTGACCGATGGAGATTCCACCGAAAGAGCGGACACGGATACGCCGATGCCGCTTATGCGTCCGCTGGTGCCGTTCATTTGGCACGTGCCCTGCCGCCACGATCGAAACTGCGATTAATTGGCCCCGATGATGAAGAGGAGGCGTGATGAAAGAACGAGGACGAATCGCTAAGTTCTTCTTTGGCGAGCCCTCAATTACCAATGAACAGTTCAGCTCACAGACTCCTCTAGTCGATGCAATCGAAGCTGAAGTGTACGGAACGCAAGACCTGCCAGTCGTCACGTGCGAAGAGGCATTAAGCGTCCCTGGTGTTATGCGTGCGAGAAACATGATTGCTTCTATCGCGACGCTGCCACTGAAGACCTACTCCCCCAATTGGAAGCTGGTAGACAATCCGCTGTTCCGACAGATTGAGCCGGACAGAGGAAACGTCGTAGTTCTAGCCGACACATTAGAGGATTTGCTCTTTAACAAGTACGCCTATTGGCGAGTCCTGGAAAGGGATGCGCGAGGATACCCAACTTTCGTTGAGTACATCGAATACAAGCGGGTTTCCGAAGAAGAGAAGAACGGCGTAGTAAGTATCCGGATTGATGGCAAGGAAGTCGCATGGGCAGACCTCATCAAATTCGAGTCGCCTAATCCAGGCTTTCTAAAGCATGGTGGTCGTGTCGTGCGCCGTGCATTGGACCTCGATAAGACATCAGCTAAGTACGCCCGTAACCCTCGACCACTCAACTACTTCCGACCTACTGATGGTGTCGACCCTGCTAACGATACCGAGATTCGCTCATTCATTCAGAAGTGGAAGCGTTGGCTACGGCTGGAAACCACGGGTTACGTACCGGCTGGCGTGGAATACGTAACGGTAGAACAGCCAACTCCGCAAGAGCTACAGCTAATCGAGGCTCAGCGACAGGTCAGCTTGAGCATTGCCAACATGACTGGTCTTGACCCTGAGGACCTGGGAATCTCGACCACGAGCCGTACGTATCAAAACGCTGTCGACCGTCGGCAGGATCGTATTAATGAGGTCTTCGCTCCGTACATGCGAGCGATTACCGATCGGTTGTCGATGGGTGATGTAACTCGCCGCGGACACGTAGTCGAGTTCGATCTAACTGACTATCTAAAGGCAGATCCAAAGACCCGCGCTGACGTACAAAACATTCGTCTGGCGAACGGTTCATTAACTCTCGCCGAGGTCCGAGATACCGAACACCAACCACCGTTACCTGAGGAGGTGGCCAATGGAGAAACTACAACTCGATAGCGTCACCTTCTCGGTGAACGATGAACAGCGAACCATTCACGGATTGGTGGTGCCCTGGGGTGCCGTATCCACTCCTAAAGATGGGAAACGCTACAGCTTTGCTCGTGAAGCTCTGAGAGCAGTTCACGCGAAATTCGTGAAGTTCTTTGAGGATCACTCTCCTGCAAAGCCATTCGGCAGAGCTGTCGATATGCAGGAGACAGAGGCCGGTTTAGAAATGACTTTCCGAGTCAATACCGGTGAACATGGCGACCGAATGTTAGCGCTTGCCAAGAGTGGCGCTAAGACTGGCCTGTCTGTAGGCGTGGAATTCGATGAATCGGATACGACACCAGACCCAGATAACCCAGGCGCCTATTTGGTCAAGCTAGCAAATCTATATGAAGTTTCCCTAGTAGAGAGACCTTCATTTGACAATTCACGCGTCATCACTGTGATGGCAAGCGCAGATATGGATGTGACTATGGAAAACGAAACTAAGACTACGCCTGAGGAGGTTGTAGCAAAGAACGAGAACGATAAGCCGCTCAAGGTTGAGTTCACGATTCCAGAAGGCTACCAGTTGGTTCCGGTAGCAAAGGATAACGAAGCACCAGAGGTTATTAAGCCTCGCGCCGTGACCCAGGTTACTGAGCCGGCCAATTATGTGTTTGACGATTCGGGCAACTTGCAGAACGCGAAGCATGACTTCGGTGTCGATATCGTGCGCGGTCTAAACCCGAACTTCAATGACTACGCCGCTCGCCAGCGTGCAACTGAGTTCGTCACCAAGACATTCGATGTGGTCACCTCGGATGTAAACGAGTTAGCGCCTAACCGAAACATTAACCGCTACATCGATAAGCGAGACTACCGTTCGCCAGTCTTTGAGACTTTGCGCAAGGGAACTGTTACCCAGATGAACGGTGGCGGAACTACGCCGTTCCAGTGGCCAGTCTTCTCGTCTAGCGGTTCGCTAGTAGCAGCAGGTACCGAAGGTACTGAGCCAGCCTCAGGAACTTACGTCACTGCACTTGGAAACGTCACCCCAACCACTCTCCGCGGAAAGGCAAAGATCTCTCGTGAGATCTGGGACGCCGGAACTGTTCCGAACTTGGGCAACGTGATTTTCGGCCAGATGGTTCGTGACTACCAGGAAGCTCTAGAAGCCAAGGTAATTGCGACTCTTACCGCGTCGTCACCTGCTTCTCTAGGTACCTTCACCGCTCTTGGCGGAACTACCGGACAGACCCTGGTTAAGGAATTGCGTTCTAATCTCGCCTCATTGCAGTTCGCCCGTGGTGGCTTCTCAATGGGTTACGTGTTCGCACAGGCTGACCTCTACTTGCAGCTAATCGGAGCTACCGATACCACTGGTCGCCCGATCCTTCCTGCATTAAGCCCAATGAACACTGACGGAACCACTGCTCTCAAGTGGGCGTCAATTGACGTTAACGGCGTACAGGTAATCCCTACCTGGGGTCTTGCGGCTGCTGGTCAGACCACTGCTCAGAACTCCTACGTTGTTGACCCTACTGCGGTTGACGCCTGGGCAGATGCACCACGTGAACTCATCTTCGAAAACCACGAGGTTTCGAACGTGTACGTGGCTATCTGGGGATATGCCGCAACTGTCATCAACGACATCACGGGTGTTCGAGTGATCTCTTACGACCCTGCCTAATGAGTAAGGAGCTCTTGAAAATGGCAACTACGAATTCAAAGCCGACTGAGGCAGAAGACAAGCCAGTTCTTAGCGAACGTACCCGGTCGGATCTAGCCCAGTTCGGGTATGCACAGAGTCCGTTTACCGGTGCCCTGTTGGTCGGAACTCCTGACAACTACCGCGAGGTAGACCAGGACGAACACGACCGAGTGGCCAAGGAATCTGCAAAGCGTCGCACAGCAAAGAAGGCCTCAAACCTTCTGTAGTTCTTTCTCTGCCCGCACTGTCCTAATTGGATGGTGCGGGCTACTCATACCCGGAAAGGAGGTAACTCGTGCTGAGAGCATTGAGCAATACCTCAGTTGAGTTGCAGCTAAACGGGCACTGGGTGATGGAGTTCGCCGTCTTTGATGACAACTATTGCTTGGTTACCGATCCAACTATCGCGGTGCTGGTAACTCGCCCGTCTGGCGGAACGCTGTCACCGACTGCAACGGCCATCAATACCGGCATCTATCGAGCCTCACTACAGACTGATGAAAACGGTCGGTGGGTTTCCTCAGTCAATGTCACCAACTACGGAAGTATTGGCTACGCCGCATGGGTCGAGGGTGTGTCTACCAATACTGATCTTCCCTCGCTCACTGACGTAAAGAACTACCTGTCTGATGGTGACCCTGACAGCTTGCCGTCGGTATCTGATGCACAGCTACAAGAAGCCCTAGAGGCTGAGGCTGCCGCACAGCGACGAGTTTGCAATGTCGGTGCTACCTATCCAGTCGACCTGAGACAGGCTCTGCTGCGTCGTGTGGCTCGTAACCTAGCTCTCCGCGGGTTACCCATCATGGTGCTTCAGGGAGACGCTGAGACCGGTTCTCTGGTGCCTCCTGGACGTGACCCAGAAGTCCGCCGATTAGAAGCCGGCCATCGGAAGCTGGTGCTCCCATGAGCCTAAGTGCGGACAGAACAGAACTAGCCGCAATCCTGTCCACTGTTGATGGTGTGCATGGGTTCGCTTACCGGCCGAAGGTTTTCACTACAGGGGTTGCGTGGCCACTATTGGGACCACTTGAGCGTGGTCCTGCGGCTGACTACTTAGCAACGTGGCGAGTCGTCATCATCCTTCCCACAGATGAACGGGATGCGAGTGACTGGTTTGCCGATCACTTAGAGGACATCACAGATGCCCTAGACCAATTCGCGTACGTCCAGCTTATCGAGCCCGGAACCGTGGCTACGGAAGCAGGCGACAAAGCGGCAATGTTTTTGACCATGAGTAAGGAGGCGTAAGCGATGGCGTACGCACGTGGATATACCATTAAGAATGACGCTGTATTCAAGCTAGGTGGAGTTGATTACAGCGCTCAAGTCACTAAGGCACGACTAGTGCCAGATACCCCGACCCAGACCCTACGCACCTTCTCTGGTGTGGATAAGGACAGAGACGTAACTAGCTGGACGCTAGAAATCTCGGGTCACCAGGACAGAGGAACTGGCGGTTTGGCCAAAGCTATTGCTGACGCTGTCACTGCTGGTGGAACTACTACGTTCTGCATTATCCCTAAGTCTGGAACTGGCCAGGATCAGGTAACAGGAAGTGTTGTTCCGGTGCCTGTTGAATTTGGTGGAGAAGTTGGGTCATGGAAGCTATTCGAAGCGACCTTCGAAGTAGTGGATCAGCCAACATTCACGCAGACACCGTAAGGAGGTTACATGTTTACGTTCAACGTGGCTCCTGACAACGGAAACGAATATCAGGTCACTGTGGGACCGAGAGACATTCTCAAGTGGGAGCGAACCGTAAAGGGCGCCTCACTAATCAAACTGCAACAGAACATGCAGTACGAAGACCTCTACCACATTGCTTATCTAGCCTCAGTGCGACAGGGACTTTTTGCCGGCTCCTTCGAGCTATTCACTGAAACCGTAGATCTCACGATGGCAGACGATGAGGACGAAGAGTCTTTCCCTACGAACCAGGCAGCCTAGTCCGCTATCTGGTCACGCTGTCTGTAGCTACTGGTATCCCGTATCAGTTCCTGGCGGAACTAGACCAAGACATTCTTGAAACCTACGGAAGTGTCCTGGACGAGAAAGCCGATGCAATCAAAGACGCTAACAGAGGAGGTGCGTAGTGGCTTCTGGATCACTAAAGATTACGGTCCGAATCGACGGACTGAATAGCACACTACGTGCCCTCTCGAAGCTTCCCAAAGATGCGAATGACGAGATCAGGAAAGCGAGCCTGGAACTCTCCAAGGATCTCGCTAACAAAGCCAAGGTATCTGGTGTTCGCGAGGGAAGGCAGGCCGCCCTAGTCGCTTCCACCGTAAAGGCACGCAGAGACAGGGTTCCTGTGATTGCTGCTGGTGGGATGAAACGGCTGGGTCGCAACAGAGCACCAGCCTACAAACTCCTGTTCGGTTCTGAGTTCGGAGCGACCAGGCTCAAGCAATATAAACCGCACCTTGGAAAAGGTTCGTACTGGTTCTTCAAGACAGTTGAGGACAACCAAAGGGAGATCGCTGATGCGTGGAACGACGCTGCCGATCGAATCATTCGAGAATTTGGAGGGGGGTTGTAGCGCCTATGGCATCAGGAGAAAAGAACGTTGTTATCAAGTTCAAGGGAGAAACCAGCGACCTAGATCGCGCGGCCCGTAAGGTTCGCCGCGAAGTGGATAAGTTGAACGACGGAATTCTGAAGTCGGTGGGTGATACCGCTAACGAAATTCCTGGCCTGCTTTCGACTATCTCGGAAGCTCTCCCTCCTCAGGGCAAAGCTATCGCTATCGCGATTACTGCTGGCCTAGCCGTTGCCCTGTCCTCGATTGTCGCTACTGCATTATCCTCAGCCGTTCTCCTGGCTGTTGGTGGTGGCTTCTTGGCGCTTGGAATCAAAGCAGCTTTTGACGATCCCAAGGTCACTAAAGCGTTCGATGGCTTCAAGAAGAAGGCCACCAAGCTGTTCGACGATTTCGGCAAGCTGTTCGATGGCCCGCTTTCCAGAGCGTTTACGACCTTCGGAAAGGTCCTGGATGAGATCCGGCCGTCAGCGATGGCTATCGGTAAGGCTATTGCCCCACTGATCGATAAGCTAGCTCCTGCGCTGGCTCAGTTCCTAAAGAACATGTTGCCTGGTATTCAGAAAGCGGTAGAGGCTTCTGTGCCTCTGTGGAATACCTTAGCTGCGAAGTTGCCGCTTATCGGTACCGCAATCGGGAAGTTCTTCGAGCTGATCAGTAAGAACGGCGATGACACCAACCAGTTCGTTTCTGACCTGATCACGTTCATTGCCGGATTGATTATCAGTCTCGGTTGGGTGATCTCAAAGCTAACGGCTATGTACTCAGCCTTCCGAAGCTTCTTCAAAGATGCCACCAGGGCAGGACTAACGTTTGCTCAGGCTTTACTCGGCTACTTCGGGCAGATCCTAGATGGAGCTGTTCGAGCATTTGGTTGGATTCCTGGTCTAGGTGGCAAGCTCAAGGCTGCACAGAAACAGTTCAACGATTTCCGCGGCAAGGTCAATGCGGAGCTAGCAAAGATTGACAACCGCAACGTTTACGTGAGGGTATTTTCCAATGTCTGGAGTGTCGTTCACGACATTACCAAAGCTTTACAGGGACTCGGTGCCGTAAGCGTTGGCGGAAAGAATGTCGGTCGTCGCGCTATGGGTGGTTCGGTTACGGCTGGCCGTTCCTATCTGGTTGGTGAGAACGGACCAGAGATCCTGACTATGGGCAGCAATGGCTATGTGACTCCGAACTCTGCATTGGGTTCCGGTGTCGGAATCCTGGAATTGACCCTGGACCTAGGCAGAGGCATCACGGAACGAGTTTCAATCGACCTTAGAGAACACGATAGACAACTGAAGCGCACAGCGACTGCGAGAGGGGGACGGTAAATGGCACTGACAACAACTTTAGATGCCACGCTCTCCCGTATCCGGTTGCATGGAACTTCTCTGACTGGCTCGACTAATGCACTCTTCGAACGGTCTACAGATAACCTGTACTGGACCACAGTTCGTGGTGGTACTGCCGTCCCAGTAACCAGTAACGTGGCTGATCTGGACGATTATGAGTTCGTCCCAAACGTCGTTAACTATTATCGGGTAACTGCTGGCGCGAGCGTGTTCACTCAAACCATTACCCCTAGCCAGTCTGGGGTTTGGTTAAAGAGCATCACTCGACCCTGGCTGAACCGCGCGGTAAGTGTGTACGGCTATTCCGATATCACTAGGCCGGCTCGAAATGGCATCCTCGAAGTGGTGGGACGCAGCTACCCCATTGCCGTGACGGATGTTCGGTCTTCACGACGCTTCACCTTGCAAGTGAAAACAGCAACGCTATCCGATGCTGATGGCCTGGAATTGGTCCTAGCTTCAGGTGATCCGTTATATGTGCAGACTGATGGCCAGTATGACATTCCTGGTGGCTATGTCGCTGTTGGCGAAATGAACCGGTCACGCTACGGGAAGATTTCAGATAAGAGATATTTTGATCTACCGATGACGGTGGTGGCTGCTCCTGGTCCTGATGTGGTTGGTTCTACGTCAACTTGGGACACGCTCGTTTCTCAATTCGGTTCCTGGAATGCGGTCGTTGCTGCGTTCGGGACATGGGCTGCTGTCGCCGATTACGTGGCAAGTCCTTCCACAATCATCGTGCCTTAAACAACTGGAAAGGGGGTCACGGATATGAGACCTGTATCAAGCAAGTTCTTAACATCGCTCCGTGGCTCCCACGGCCGTACCGCACAAGCCTTTGTCGTAGCACCAGGGCAGACCGGAACCACACCTACGGGAACTGCGATCCCGATTCTTGACGGAAATATCCAACTAGATGCCAACGCTCAGATCAGATCAACCCTCGATCTCACCACAGACGGAACAGGTGAATGGCCTAATCAGGCCTCGGACTTGTTCACGCCATACGGCAACGAGGTTTTCGTTCGTGTTGGCATGGTCTTTGGTGGCGGAGTAACTGAATGGGTTTCTCTGGGTTACTTCCGTATTTTCGATGTAGGACAGGATGAAGCCCCGAACGGGCCGCTACGAATTGCCGGACAGGACCGTATGTCTGGAATCGTGGATGCTCGCCTGGTCCAACCACAGCAGTTCCTTGCAACTGCTACCTATGGTGCTGTTGTCAGCTCGCTGGTTCAGGAAGTCTTTCCCACAGCAGTAATCAAGTGGGATGACCTGTCCTACACCGATGCACTAGGTCGCGCGGTAATTGCTGAAGAGGACCGATTCGAGTTCCTGGATGACCTCATCAAATCCAAGGGAAAGATCTGGTATTGGGATTACCGCGGATTCCTGGTCATCAAAGATGTACCACCGGAAGATGATCCTGTCTGGGATGTCAACGCTGGGGAAAATGGCGTCTTAGTTTCGCTATCCCGCGAGCTGTCGCGGGAAGGCGTTTACAACGGAGTCGTTGCCTATGGCGATGCTCTGGATAATGTAACCCCCGCCAGAGCTGTTGCCGTGGATAACAACCCCACGAGCCCTACTTACTGGAACGGGAACTTTGGCAAGGTTCCGCGCTTCTACTCGTCCCCGTTCATCACCACCGTAAACCAGGCTCAGAGCGCGGCTAACAGCCTTCTGAGGCAGAAGCTAGGGCTTCCATACAACGTAGACTTCTCAGCGGTTCCTAACGCTGCTCTGGAGCCCTGGGACCCTGTTGCGGTCAATATCGTAGGTAACCGGAATCAGAAGCCGGCCCAAAACATTGTGAGCGATGGCTTCAATCGAACTGTCGTCGATTCCTTCGGAACTGCGGATAGTGGCCAGGCCTGGACGAACCCAGGTTCCGGATTCTTCGACGTCAACGGTTCTGAGGGGACCATTTCCATCCCCACTGCGAACGTTTTAGAGGTCGATTACATCACCGGCGTTTCTCAGCACGATGTCGACGGGTACATGAAGGTATCGGTTCCGAATCTCGCTACTGGTGCCTCGCTGATTGTAGGCGCGGCAACTCGTTACAGTACTGCTGGAAGCATCAACGGTTACCTGCTCGCTATTGAGTTCAACACTGCGGGAACTGTCACCTGCAAGATTCGAAAGTTTGTCGCTAGTGTCTTCACTGAGATTGCGAGCAATAATCCTGTTCCTGGTCTGACCTACTCGACGAACCAGGTATGGGTAGTCAAGTTCCGCAACAACGGCAATGCACTCAAGATTAAGGTCTGGCCTGACGGAACTGCTGAACCCTCCAGTTGGACCCTGGAGACCACAGACTCAAACGTGATGAGTGGTTCAGTGGGTGTCTGGTCTTGGCACCTTTCCCCTAATACCAATGCCGGAGTTCAGATCAAGGTTCACGATTTCGTGGTGAACGCCTATCAGGGGTTGAAGCCTGGTGATGAGGTACACGTTATCGAGACTCTGAACATCCCTTTGACCAATGACCAAGCCATGAAGGCAACCACGCGTGAACAGACCTTAGTTGTAATTGGAGAGGAGGCCTAATGCGGAGTGATGACTTAGTGCCTCTTCTGGCTGGGGGCACGGGGAAAACTTTAGGAATCAGGCAAGGTGTCCTAACCGCCTGGAACCCTGACACTCTTGAGAATCTGGTAACGGTTGGTGGAGCTGTCCTCCAGAACCTCCCGATTACCGTTAACCCTTCTGACCTTCACGCTGGCGACGTGGTCATCTTGGAAAGTCTCGGTGCCTCGTTTGCGATCCGGGGTCGGATTCTCTATCCGAATACTCCTGAGGCATTAAATGCAACAGTTCAGTCAGTCACGAACAGAATCCAGGCTGCTGCTGATGTTAGTGCTGGGACTCGGAACTCTACTACCTTTGGTGATTTGGCAGGAACTGGTGTCGGACCGGCCGTGACGATTCGCATCGGTTCTAGCGGCCGAGCTTTGGTTTTCTGGGGTGCAGAGATCGGTCAGACCGGAGTTCTCATGAGTGATCTAAACCCTCATGTGGGAGTCGAGGTGTCTGGGGCTAGCACCGTTGCAGCCAATGTCAATAATGCCCTCAACTTCGAGTTCTTTCACAGTGGCGGAGTAAATGATTTCCAAGCATGGTGGCAGGCAGGCACGTTCCATTTATTCACTGGCCTTAATTCTGGCAGCACGACTTTCACTCTGAAATACGCACATCAGGGAATCACCCCAAGTACAAACATCACCTTCCAAGCGAGGGAGATCGCCGTATTCGCACTGTAAGGAGATAACTTATGTCAGGTACTACAACTAATTACGCGTTCCCGTATCCATCGATGAGCGATTCCCCGGCTGGTGGAACACAGATTCAGAATCTGGCAACAGCGGTAGATACAGCACTTGATACGGTCGATGACCGATTGGACGTCGCTGAGGCGACCATCGTCACCCACACGGGTAATATCACTACGCTTCAAGATGAAACCAGATTCCGTAAGGCAACGACTGTTAGCACGTCTAACTCATCTAACGTTGGTGCAACTGAAGCTGTCCTAAGATCCGTTACATTTAATGCTGTCTCTGGACAGAGGTACGAGATTAGATTTAATGGTTCTATGCTTACTGATGTATCTGGTGACACAAATATTCTCAGAATTAGGGAAGATAACCTTGCCGGAACACAGCTTCGTTTAAGCCAGGTTTATCTGTTTAATGCTTCTAGTAGTGGCTACCTCGTTAGCATGACCACTGAATGGACAGCGTCAAGTACTGCAAGCAAGACAATGGTTCTTACTAGTCAGCGCAACGCGGGGACTGGAACTGGGCATCACCTTATTGCAAGTGCTACTAACCCAGATTACTTCTCTGTCGAAAGAATCGTGGTCTAAACCCCCTGTTGCCTGTTCTGGGTGACAGGGGTTTTTCTTTGGGCTCATCTCCTACCGAACAGGTAGGGAAGACGGCCTGAGAGCAATTCTGCCTATTCCAATATGATGGAATAGAGTTCAGAGGGGCATTTGACCTAGTTGCCTAGGGGCGGGCTTATACCTATTGATTAAATACGCTACGCCCACTTCGAGGTAATCCGTGACTGTTCCATGTCCATCGTGAGGTGAGTCGCGAGAGAGTGTGAGTGGGGCACGATGACGAAGTTCTCGTCGAGCCTGATCAGGATTTCTTGCACCAGGTTGTCTCTGGTCCGCTGAGGCAGGTCACGGGCGTGACGATCAACGATGTCTTGGATCAGGTGTACGAGCATGGTCCCCACTCCCTGTCAAGGCTTCCTGCAAACGTGCAACTGGAAACCTTGAGCCTACGGAGATGTGGATAAGCGG